GGCGGCTTTCATCGCTCAACACTATGCGATTTCGCGTAGTGTACCCGCTAGGGGTTCCCGGTATCGAATTGACGCCTGCGCCTAGCAGCCCGATGGCGCTTGTCGCGGTATACCACACGTCGCAGTACGCTAAAAAGGCGAACGGAGATAGTGTGGCGAAGTACACGGCAGATACAGACGTTGCTAAGATACCGGAACGCTATGTCGAACTTGGCGTTAAGTGGCGCTTTCGCCGCGCTAAGGGTTTGGATTTCAGTGCGGAACTGGCGGAGTATAACGCAACAATACAAACGCAGTTTGCAAAGTACGTTTCGCAAGGAGAGATTACCGTAGGCGGTAGGAGACTTAGCGAAGTAGCTGGACTAACTGGCGGCTATGTCCGCGATAGCGGGTACGGCGTATGATCCCTTCGCCACCAGTGCAGACGGGCCAGACTGCGCAGCCTATGACCGTCCCCGCCCCTATAGGTGGTTTAAATGGACGCGATCCAATAGCGGCTATGGAGCCTACCGACGCTTATTACATGGACAATGCCTTTCCCGGTACGGCATTTGTAAGCGTACGAAAAGGCTGTAAACGGTACACTACGCGCAGAACGCTCGGACCCGTGCAGTCGCTAGAAGTATACGCAGGAGCCACCGGGGATAAAATGCTGGCGTGGGCAGGCGGTTATGTATTTGACGTATCAACCAATGATCCGGTGCAGCTATCGTCAGGCTGGAACAGTAACTTAGTAGTTACTGCTATGTACAGTAACGCAGCGGATACATCGCAGAGACTTATTATAGTTTCTGGCGATGATACGCCACGCGCATACGATGGCACTACCCTTACAACGCTCGCCATAACTGGCGCTAAGGTTAGTTCTGCAAAACTGAATAACGTATTCACGTTTAAGAACCGACTGTATTTTGGAGAAGAAAACCGCCTTGGTTTCTATTATCTGCCTGTAGGCCAGATACAAGGCGCACTGTCGTATTTTGATCTTGCGCAGATTTCGAGGCTTGGCGGTAAGCTTGTCGCTATAGCTTCGTACTCTGACGAAAGCGGCATAACGCCCGATGACTATATTGCGTTCATAACGGATAAGGGTGAAGTTATCGTATATGCCGGTTTTGATCCTTCGAACGCCGCCAACTGGCTACTGGTCGGGCGCTTTTACTGCGCTAGACCTATCGGCAAACGCTGTACGATCAACTACGGCAATGAACTTGTGATCCTTACTACCGATGGTGCGGTATCTTTTTCGGATATACGAAGGGCGGGTAGTTCTCAAGCGCGGGCTGTCACTAATGCAGCCTATCAAGCGCTCACCGCCAAACTAGGTAGCTACCTTTCTGATTTAAATGTTAATGCCGACGTTCCGGGCTGGTCGGGTTTGCAGTACAGCGGTGGCGTAGACGGGTGGCTTTTAATTAACGTGCCAGCGTCTAGGGGTATAAACGGCGCGTACTACCACTATGTTATGAACACCACTACAAACGCGTGGTGCAGGTTTACTAACTGGAATGGGCTATGCTTTGCGGTGTTTAACGGCAGACTATATTTCGGTAGGTACGACGGTCACGTGTACTTGGCCGATGAAGGCAACAGCGATGACGGTACCGCTATACCGCTAAGCGTGAAGCAAGCGTATAACTACTTTGATGACGGTAACGGCTTGGGCGCCCTTACGAAGCATTTTCTGTGGGCAAGTCTTTTGGTATCCTCTAATGGCGCAGCCCCGCTCGCAGGTAAGTTCAACGTTGACTACTTTGAGGACCGCCCCGACTTTACGTCCAGTACGAACGCTATAGGCGCGCAATGGGATATAACTAAGTGGGACGAAGGGTATTGGGCGGAAGAAGATAATACGCAGCGTTTTATCGTAACACTCAACAAGCACGGGGTTGCGGGATCGTTGTGGATATCTGCTGGCTTGCGCGGCCAGTCCTTTAAATGGTTTGCAACTCAATACGTCATGCAGAAAACAAAGGGACTTCTGATATGATTGCTGTACCGGCAGGTGACAAGCTGGCTATGATATGCTTGTACATGACTGAAAAGACAGGTGCCGTATTTGATCCTAGCAAATGCCAAGGTTTTGCAGTGCTGTCGGATACCGGGGAGTTTGTCGGGGCCGTCATCGTCAGTAACATAACCTACGCCGGTGCAAGGGCTGTAAATTGCGAGATTTCGTGCGCTACAGATCATAAGGCTACTTGGAAACCGCACGTATGCCGAGCAATATTTCAGTACATCTTTGGTCAACTTGGCTGCGCACGCTGTACGTCCATTACACGTAAAAATAATACTAAAGCAAGGGCTTTTCTGGAAGCTTTAAATTTCGTGCTTGAAGGCCGCATCAGAAAGGGTTATGACGGTGAAAAGGACGCGCTCGTCTACGGTCTTTTGGCGGAAGAATGCCAGTTTTTCGGGGGGTTGAATGGGTAAATCGACACCTAAGCAGCCTGCCGCGCCTGACCCGGTAGCTGTTACGGCGGCGCAGGCGACCGCTAACAAGGAAGCTGCGATTGCGCAGGCTAACCTTAACCGTATCGATCAGTACACTCCGCAAGGCAGTATCAAGTACACGCAGATCGGCACTAATGATGACGGTACGCCGAAGTACCGTCAAGATCAGGTGTATTCGCCGGAACAGCAGGCGCTGTACGATCAGCAGAACCAGATTGCGCAGGCCCTAGGCGGCGTAGCGCAGAGTAACATAGGGCGCGTTGCGGATACGCAGGGCCGCGATTTCAACTTTAGTGGAATGACGCCGCAGGTTACTAGCGTTAACGGCGGGCCTATACAAACTGGTGTTGCCGGGGCTGGTAACATACAGCGCGGACTGGATTTTTCAGGTCTTACGCAGGTACCGGGTGCCGGGAACTTCAGCGCAGCGGCGCAGAAGGCAGCAGATAGCGCGTACGCGGCAGCGGCTTCTCGCCTCGATCCGCAGTTTGCGCAGCAGCAATCGGACTTGAGTTCGCGTCTTGCTAACTCGGGTATTGCGGTTGGCTCTGATGCGTACAATCGCGAAATGGAGAATTTTGCTCGTACTCGCACCGATGCATATGGGCAAGCGCAGAACACTGCTTACTTGCAGGGTCTTAACGCGCAACAGCAAGAGTTCGGGCAGGGTCTGGCCGCGCGCCAGCAGGGCGTTGATGAAACAAATATGCAGGGGGCTTTCGCTAACGCCGCGCAAGATCAGCAGTATCAGCAGAACCTCGCCGGGGCTGGTTTTGCCAATCAGGCACAAAGTCAGGTATTCAATCAGGGTTCGGCTAACGCCGCGCTCACCAACGCAGGACGGCAGCAAGAAATTCAAGAGGCGTCGTATCTTCGCAATTTGCCGCTTAACGACATTGCTGCGCTTTTGGGTACCGGCGGCGGGGTTCAGAACCCTAGCTTTAACCCCGTATCGCAGGTAGGTGTAGCAGCCCCGGACTATCAGGGCGCGGTGTACGCCAACTATAATGCCGCTAATCAGCAGTATTTGCAGGCGCAGCAGAACCGCTCCGCTGGTCTTGGTGGGTTGTTCGGACTTGCCGGGTCACTGGGCGGCGCGGCGGTCATGGCGTCCGATAAGCGTTTAAAGCATTCCATTAAGCGTGTCGGAACGCTGGCCAACGGTCTGGCTACGTACGTATTTTCGTACATCGGAAGTGCAGCAAGGCATTTTGGCGTAATGGCGCAGGAAGTGCTTCAGGTACGCCCTGACGCGGTACTGATTGACGCTAACGGCTTTATGTCTGTTGACTACAGAAAGGTCTGGCAGTGACCACTATGCCACTCAAACCCGGCGATCCGGGGTACCGTCCGCCGTATTACGGCTCGATCCCTGTGATTGCGCAGGCCTACCAGAATGATCCTCGTACCAAGCTGGCGCAGTCTATGCTGGCTACAGGTACATCAACTGCGCCTGTAGCGGGCGGTAAGTGGGCTGTAACTGACGGTCTTGCGCGGGCTGCGCAAGCTGTGCTTGGCGCGTACATGACAAAACAGGCTGAAAAGAAGTACG